GCCAGCGCTATTGTTGACAAAAATCCCTGACGGATGAGCCCTTACTGGTGGGTAAGTGAATGTGTATGCGTCAAGTGCCACAAAATCTCACCTCAACGCTGTCCCAAAGCCCACCAAGAGCCAGTGTTGCTGGCTACACAGTCGAGTACTATTTTGTTTGGGTTTGCATCGGTCACTATTGCGAATGCGCCATCGACTCCCCCACCTGTAACATCACCGAATGTATCTCCAGTGACCCCACAAGCGAAAATCTTGCTTAGGGTCTCTGATAGGTCTATTGTCCCTGTTGCAACGCTCGCCGCATTGAAAGTTCCAGTCATCATGAGCATGTTGCCCATTGCGTGTGTTCTTGTATCAATCGTGCTACTAAATGCCATGTTCCATCATTACTCCGTATTGTCCTCAACAGGTGTTGGATTTAGATGTTCCTCCACCAGTGAGAGTAATTTTGCCTTGGTTGTATAGGTCCTTGGGACTGAAATTTCTTTTTCAGACAACCATTCTCGAATGGCCGCACGGGTCCATTCACTATCAGGAATACCATCAGTATCTGAGGCGGGAGGGGCGGCTTCTTCGACCACTTCAACTGGCGCAGGAGGGGCATCTTTGACTTCTGCCCCCTCAATAAGCCAACATTCTGCACGAAGATGTACAGAGTTAGCCTCTACCCATTGTGCGGTGACTTCTCTCGGAACCCTCCGCAGCCATTCTCTACCATCAAAGGCATTACGAGAATACTGTGGACCAAGATATGTCACAGTGGCCATTTAGCCACCTCAACCTGCTATCAGGGTAATCAGCGTTGTGTCAGTCGCTCCACCAACAGTGAAACTCAGAGTACCTGACTCGTGTGCTACGACTGTAGCAGCGGCCAGAAGGGACTCATCGGTATCTGTATTGTTGATTAGAGAGACAACAGCGTAGATGTAGTTGAGGCTGCTATCATATGCTGCGACATCAAACACTTGGGTTGTTCCAGTGTCTCCAGTTACCATGCACGAGATAAGTCGTAGTTGGTGGCTGTCTTCAGTGGATTCGGTGTTTGTTGCTGTGAAAGAGTCTAGGTTTCCGGGGTACGCAGTGCCCGCAGGGCCACGCTGCCAGAGCGTGTTAGCCGCTACAGTTCCATCCGCATCTGGATAGTTGACAGGAGCACCATTATGGATACCAATGTCAAGATAGGTGGTCGTGACTGTCAGATTACTATGTGCCATTATTTTTCATCTCCATTTTTTTTTTCTATTTCTCCAGACCCTCACTGCAAGTCTCGAACGCTCCCCTGTGCCCCAAAGAAAGAGCACCAGATTTCGCCCATTGTTCGATAGAGACCTTCCTGACCAAGTCGGTTGATGCCGAATGGGTCACCAGTCTCAATACCGGACTCAAAGTACTGGGTTGGAATTGCTGTGCTGAACCAGAGATAATCTGTATCAAGATAGTAGATTCTACCGATTCCGTCACTTGTCATGTCCTTGGTTGGGATGATTGGGACACCATTGTAGGTAGCCACGATGAATCCGGCTTCGACACCGGGAACACCCTGTACACCATTGTAGGATGGAACCACTCTCTTCTCTTCCATGAAGCGCTGCTGGCTCTGGAGGAGTTGTTGGATTCTCATCAGCGTGTCGTATCCAGTCAGCATAACCTTAGGGTTGCCACCACGAGTCCAGAGTTGCTGGAAAAGATTGTCAAGGTGGTCAAGACTCAGAGTTCTGTTTGTGCTGGCTGAGTTTGCCTCATCTTCTGCGAAAGCCCACGTGTTTGCACTGCGGTCGATGCTGAAGATATCCTCATCGGCTGCGTTGTAGTGAGTGCCAGAGGTCATCGAGGTGTTTCCAGTTGTGATTCTGTCAAGGGACTCGAAATTGTTCCCAGCGACCGTGGTCACATCAGTCAGAAGCATCTTGTTCACCATCTCAGCGTGGTGCTTGCCCATTTCTTCCTTCATGACTGCTCGAATGTCACCCAGACCGTCGTCCTTGTCAGCGAGGAAGATGGCAGTCTCCGACATGTCGAAGGTGTGAGCCACCGTCTTTGGCTTGGCTGCAACATTCTGGAATGTTGGACGAACCGTGTCAGGAAGAGTTGCATTCTCTGCTACTCCACCGTGGACTGTTCCAGAGTTTGGCTTGGCTGTAATAACTCTCCAACCACTTCGGTCCCATGGCTTCTTCGGCAGAATGCTGAAGGCGTTGAATTCTTGGTTCAGTTGAGACCACACTTTGCGGCCATAGATGGCTTGGTAAGTACCTGCAGTGGTCGACAGCATTGGGCTGTCAGCCTTCAACAGTTCGCTACCGGAGTATGAGTACCCCATTGCGTTACCTGCACCATAGTAGTAGCGTTCCAAATCTGTGACTGTCCTTACGTAGTTTCGTGCCATTCTCAATCCCTCCTGATAACTTGGTTAGCAAGGTCATGAACTTCACTCCATGACATTCCTGCTAATTCTGCGCTCTCAGGGATTGGTATGTGGGAAGCACTCTCTCCGCCAGACTTCTGGATGGTGGTGCTCTGGGTTGATGAAAGATTATCAATTCTGTCAGAAAGACCAGAGATTGCCTTGGTGATGTCTGCAAGAGGTCCACGTGCATCAAAGTCTTGTCGAGCGGCCATTTCTTGTTCATAACTCTGTTCTTTATTGAGTCTCTCAGCGAAGAAACCACCGAGGTTCTCTTTGAACTGCTGCTCAGTGGATGCTGCCTTGTAGACTTCGTAAGCCTTCTCGATGTCAGCGTCTGTAACCTCATTTGGGCTAAGGAAACCTTTCTTGGCCTGCATTGTATCACTTCCACCAAGTCCCATATTCTTGATAGCATTGGTTGAAGGCGAACCACTCTCTTGGGCCCGTCCTTTGACTTGTCCAGCGAAGTAGTCAGCGCCATCTATTGAATCTGGATTATCGAATCCACCGAGTTGTGCCTTCTCCATTGAATCTGGGTCAGCGAAGTGTGCTCGGGCCTTACCCACATCATAATTTGCAGATTTAGCGACACCCTCAAGGAAGTTAAGATATTCTTCACTGATGAACTCATCATCAGACTTCTTTGCGTCATCTTTGTCTTTCTTCTCGTCTTTCTTTTCATCTTTCTTCTCGTCAGCCGCCTCTTCTTTTGCTTCTTCAATGAAGGGAGGGGCTTTCTTTTCTACTTCGTCACTCTTTTCCATAGAATCGAGGCGAGTTTCCAGTCGATTGAGAACGTCAGATAGTTCGTCCAAGGCTGTCATATGCTCCCCCTTGCTAACGTCTTCCTTAATAATACGGAAGGTCGACTCTGGATTGATTCCTTTTTCACAAATTGTGACCTCATGGAGTTCCAGTTTGCTGATTTCACGATAATCTCCGTGCTTAGAATCAGATTTATTCATTCTTTTGAACGCTTGGCCACCGATACTAAATCCACGCAAATTTCCCTTTCTTATTTCTGAGGCAACCTCTCGTGCCTTTTCTATGTCATCTCGTAGTTGCACTACTACAAACATACCAACATCATCAACTTCCGACTTCCAAACCTTACCTTGACTATCTATGTATTCAGGAACGACACTACCAACTTGTATATTGGAGTGAGCCAATTGCACATTACTATACTCAGGGGCGGCCATATATTTCTTGAAAGCATCACGCAATGCTTCACGTGTAATAAGGTCACCCTGTTTATCGACTAACTCCACACTGGCGTAACCAGCAACCACAAGGTCATCGGATTTCAACAATTGAATATCTTGCAAGGGCACTCGCATGTCTAACATAATATCATATGTGCGCAAAACTCTCATCTATTTAATACGGAGGCATTCTTCTTCTGTTTTTCTTCTTCTCTCGTTTCCTTTGCTTCTTTTTCTTCTGTATATTCACTATTAGAAGAATCCCAATCAGGCATGGTGGCCCCACCATCAATTGTAGTAGGACCACGGGGGGCTGCCTCTCCTGTCCCATGATTGATTGCTAAACTCTCAATACCAATAGTCGCCATACGCTCTTTAGCAATACGGTCCATCAATTTAGCAGCCAATGTGGCTGCTTTGATAGTCAAATCTTCCTCTGTTGGTTTATGGAAAGTGCCCGGCACTATTTTGGGCTCAAGAAATGGTTCATGGGGCTCAGGGTTATCGACTTTCTTAGGGGGTTCAGCCAATTTCTTACGGTCCTTTTCAGACATCTTAACTGCTATCTTCTTACTTTTGAGCAAAGCGGCAGCAACAGGCTCCCAATCATCACGTATTGCTTCACATAGACGAATAACGTAATCACTATCGTTTTGGTCAGGAAGAGATACTTGTGGCTCTTGTAATTCAACTCCTAATTCATTAGGATACATCTTGTATAACACATCATTCTCTAAATGAGGTAATTCAATTTTCAAGAAATTCTCCTCAAGTGAAACTTTCGTAGGAGACCACACTGGTACAGATTTTGCTAAAATGCCCAGTGTCTCAATACTCGCAGGGCCATCACCTTCACCGTGAATCTTTCCTCCCCGCACAGTAAACAAAGAGCGCCCCTTCTGCTTCTTTTCCTTTACAGAAGCAACAGTGACTTTGACACTGTGTCCTATTTCATAACGCTGAGGTGAACGAAAAACCGTCCCTACATCCATGTAAGTATGCTTCTTAGTTTTCACTGCTCGGGGGCCTAACCCTTCTGTGTCAAATATAGGGCCCGCCCCCAGTCTATAGGTATAGGGACCAGTTCCTGAACGGTCAAGAATGATGAGGTCAACTTTCTTTCCTTTCTGTAAAATAACCCACTTAGGATGTCTTAATTCTCCACGCATGTAGGTAGATTGGGCATCTCTTAACAGAATAGGTTGCTCTAATTCAGCAATAGCGTCCTCAAGACCGTCATCGTCAGTTGTGCGCAGAGTTGAAGGGGAAGGGGGTTGGAAATGCTCATGTGGCTCAAAGGTAGCCCTCAACAATCGGACTCGCTCTGTTGCCTTCATTTCATGAATATCATCATCTTCAACTTTGAGTACATCTATCACATAGAAGCGCTTCTTATGTAGCATTCCATCCAGAACGAAATCTTTCTCACTTGATTTCTTTGCATCCTTCTGTACCTGCTTAGGGACCTCTATTTTTTCATTAAGGGTGGTCTGGGCAGTGAAATTATCTCCTTTGCGTGTCAACATAATACGCTCACCCTTTGGCCAAGAAGTGACAACCCACTCTCCTGTGAACCCACGAAGAGAATCTAAATCATCAACATTGAAGATACGGTGCATAGGAAGAATGGGGTCAGGTCGAGGTGTTTTGAAGAAAACATTGTCTAATAGACCAAGAGTGTCGATTTCTTGAATTGAAGTTGCAAATAATCCTCCACCATCTACACCAATGCCCACATCTCTCTGTGAATGCCCCGCAGAAGTAGGCCGTAGGCCTTGGGGGGAGGATATGTGCTCATCCCCAGTCAACATACCATTTAATTCAGGAAATACATCGAATAAATACTTATGAGGAACTCTCATCAATGGTGTTTCTCGCACAGGGAGGTTTTTAATTGTAATATCTCCATTTTCCGCTAATCCTAATGTATAATCAGGCAACATGCCCCAACCCCAACTTAAGCGAGGGCCATTGAGTAAATCGTGCACTGAATGAGACCCCGGCTTCGATAAATCTATAGGGGCTTCTCCCCAATCATTACCTGAATATTTTTGCTTCTTTTCCTTTGTGTGGTCAACTATGTCTGAAGGAGTGTATAATAAAACACTATCAAACATTTTTGCAGCGTCTCTGAGTCTGTTTTTTACTTTAGTGTCTTGAGTCCCTGTTGTTTTACCTTCAATTACCCGACCACCTACCTTTTTCTGTGTACGACCATCTTCTACAGAAGGACGATTTGGTGCATTTACCAATGTCAAATTGTTTCTTTGTAACTCATCAGGAGAAAAAATTAGTTTCAACTTTTTTGCAAGTTGTCTAAAGAAAAGAGGAGTAGGTTCTTTTCTGGTCTCTTTATTACGCATAACATCTTTAGATGTCAAAAAGTCCCCAATATGCTCTACATCTTTTGTGTGTTCACTAATATCATCTTTCACAAACCCATCCAATAAACCACTCATAAGTGCTTGACTTAATGTCATAGCCTGCACTGGTTCCTTTTTATTCATCTTCGCTTGTAGTTTTTGTACAATCTCTTGATGATGTTTATCTAAAGGATTGAAACCAAGAGTTTCAAACAACTCTCCCTTATCCATATTTTGAGAAATCACTCCTTGGTGTTCATTCAAGCCTTGTGCCAAATGAGACATAGGGTGTTCAATTATATCTTTATTAGATACTTCATCAGTTTCTTTTGGGACCATAGTGTGGCCCATTTGACCATGTACTTCATGGGGCGTGCTGAATAATGATAATTGGCCATTTCTGAATAATTCAAGTGCATTTGATAACAATGCTTGTGGGTCATTTTTATGGCGGGAGAAGAACTCAGGTTGTTGTTGCTCTATTTTTTCTCTAAGTGTTTTTGTTACATTCGTGATGGCATTCATATGACTATTAATGACTTTATCAAACTCTCTGTCATAGCGGCTCATGCCCCTTTCTTCTGACAAATCACCAGTTACCATTCCTCTTACATCAACTTCTCGTTGTTGCATAATATGGTGTAAACGGGGGTCAGATACTGCGTATTCTTCTGGGGGGACTTTATGAAATGACATAACTTTTGCATTTTTACCATAACGATTCTTGTATGGTCTTCCTCTTTGGTCTTTAATTGATTGAAGAAAATCCCCAGAAGATAATATTTTTTCATGTTCCCCTCTATCGTGGTCTCTTTCCCATTTTGGAGACTGTCCGGGTGGTATTATCTGACGCAACAAAGTACGTAAAATATAACTTTGAATATGTTTATCTGACAAATGTGCAAAATCAGTTGGCTCTATAATTGGATTTGACATTCCACGAATTTTTCTCTCTCTGTTTTCTTTTTCCTCTACAGAAAGATTCTCAGGAATATGAAAAAGGTCAGGGTCAAAAAAACCAGATTGTTCTTGTATCTTTCGTTCTCTACCATATCTGGATGGAAGACCTAAACCAGTAGTCAATATTTTACCTCGACCATCAAACCATGTTGTTGGTGAACTTGGTATTTTTGACTTAGTGTGATATGGTCTACCGAATTTTGGGTCATCTAACCATGCCTGAACAGCCGCACCATGAGGTGTTGAAATGTTAGCCCTTTGATTATGATTTGTTGTTGTGGAGAGTTCCTTTAATTGATGGTTTTCATCAACAAAGGAATGGGACGCATTACCCATGGAAAGAATTTCATGTGGTTCAAGTTTACCGTGGACTAAACGCCGAGAGCCCAATAATAATTTTCCTTCTTTATCGACCAATCCTTGCTTTCCTCCAATCATATCAGAATATTTGGGATTAGTAACTTCCTTACCCACACCAGCAGGGGCCCCCTTAGGTCCATACTCTATATTTTTGTGACCATGAACTGTTGGGTGCAAATTTGCTAACAAACCCACCATATCATCTCGAAAACCAATAACAGGGTTCTCTATGTTTACTGATTGTAACCATCTATTCATTTGCTCTTCTGTTCTTACTTTTTCACCCACGGCAGCCTGTTGGTCCACTTCTCCTGATAAATCTGGTTGGGTTGTCTCTATTTTTATTGAAGACCTTTTAGGTCCCCTTTTTGTTTCATCTTCTGGATGAGCATCATGAAAACCATTTCCCAAAAATGAAAATGATTGATGTGTTGGCCCCCCACCAACCCTTTCATGTTCCTCTAAAGGTGCATAAACTGTTGTTAAAAAATCATGTAACATGTCAATGTATGTTTCCTCCTCTCTCGCTATGCCCCCAGTTTGATGAAATGGCTCCATCCAATGTGAAGCAAAGGTACGAGAAAGGTCACCATGGTCGTGATAATAATCAAGGTCACCCTCTTGTGAAATAAACTCAGGGTTAGGACCAAACATATTACGATATGCCAAATAGGCATTACGAATGTCTTTTTGATGAGCAGCATATCCTTGCATATTCTTTGCCATGTTTTTGAATTTTTCAATAGTTTCAGGTTCCAAAACCTTTTTCCCTGTCCACTTTTCACCATATAAAGGGTGTTCTCCTTTGGGATATAAATTTCCATTTTCATCTAAACCCGCTAACATATTAAATAAATCAGGATGCATTTGTCCCTCTGGGTTATCGCCCCAATCACTATACCCTTGTTTATAGCCCGGTAAAGGAGCATCATCATCATCTACCATTTTACGATGATTGTTCCATAGTCGTTCATAAACAGAATCACCCTCCTCTCCCTTCTTCCCAATTGTGTTTACCCCATGGGCTGCAACAGTGAAATATGGTAAATTAACGTCTCCTCCTTTGTGTGATTTTTCATGTATAGGGGCCACATTAGGCCCAGAATTCATATCTGCACCAACCATCCAATTCTTTTCACCAGCAGTGCGTGAAATGAAATTGCGCTTTAGGCGTGCAGCGGCCATATGAGGTATTGCTTCTTCTCTATCAGAACCGTGTTTATACAAATGTCCAACAATTTCTGTTCTCCGTTCTGGGGGCATAAATTCGAGACCAAGATTATATCCTAACCAACCAAGTTTGCGTGAATGTAATCCATTTTCATCTTTATAATGTTCACCACCAGTCCATTGCTCAGCACGTTGATTAAAATGCTCTTCACGTAATTTGTGTTTCATTTCATCATCTAATTCTGCCTCACCGATGTTTTGATTTTTCAACCATCTCAAAAAATCAGTGTCATAATAATCATGAGCAGAGTGGTCGTCTTGTAAACTCCCCAAGAAGTTGTTATCAAAAGCCGGTGTATGCTTCCATCTGTTTTGATGTGATAATTCCATCTTGGCTTCTTTTTCTGCCAAAGATTCAGTATGGGGGTCTGGTCTCAAATAATATCCTCTTAGAACATCAACAAAACGATTACCATGTAATAAGGGATGAATAGATTCAGAAAAGGGACTATGGTCCCTAAAGGGCCCTTCTGGGGTATTGCGACCCTGTATCAAATGAGTGGGGTCCATCTGTGGCCAAGCACCATGAATCAATCCTTCTTCTCCCTCTTCTTGCACCCCTTGTCCATAATCAATAGGTATTGCGGAATTAATGCGGCCACTAAATGGACCAAGAGGCACATCAGTGACATCTTTTAACAAAACCATATCACTGAAAACCCGTGCCATTACATCATCACTCTTAGTGATGTGAACAGCATCATGTCTCTGTAAATTACGCAGAGCAAAACGATAAGCAGCCGCAGAATCTACAGTATCTATGCCATCGAAAAGAGATTTGAGCACATCTGAGCGGGCTCTCAGATAGATTTCAACAGGTCCCTCGATTGACACATGACCTCACCGAGAGCCACCGTCAACAAGTCTGTCTGCACCTGTCTTAGTGTGAGGATTCAGGTGTATAGAATCGAGATTAACCGCTTCTTTCTTTGCTCCTTTATTGGTAACGTCTTCAGACTCAATTGTGTTACCATTAGTCCAATAAGGGGCGGTATGAACTTGCCCACCAGTTTCTGTTACAAAATGAGATGGGCCAACAGTTGACCCTTCTTTATGGCCAGTATATTCTGGTTGGGATTTCTCCATATAGCCTTCTTTGTCACAATTGCACTCTTTATCACATTTGGAGCATTTCTTATCTTTGGCCTTCTCAATGCGCTCATTCAAACGCAATGCCTTGAGCATCAAATCTTCTACTTCTGGTGATATTTCACTGTACCTTGGTCTCATGCGTCTAACCCCGCTATTGATGGAACTGATTGGTCTGTTAGACCGAGTGATTTAGCATTGTCTGCCATGGCGTGAATATCGTCCCAACTCATTGCATGGAACTCTTCATTATTGTCTGGTACAGACAACTCATCTGTTCCCTTGAGTATAGAATCATCATCTCCACGGAAAGCATCAACAATCATACCCTCAGCAAAAGGAGTGCTTGTGGAAACAAATCCCGCTTTACGCAAAAGAGCGGCTGGGTCCATAAGAATCTGTTTCAAAATGGTGTTTTCAGACTGTAACATCTGAAGTTGTCCATCCATAGACTCCATCTTTGTGATAAGGGTCTCCATAAGACGGCTTGCACCATCTTCTTCACTCATATAATCACAAATCCCGTTGACTCAATTGCTTCATTGGGGAGCGCACAGTAGTTGCACGCACATATCCCGGTAGAACATTTGGATTGCTCTGATAACTACGCTCACTTTGCTTGAATTTGCGCACTGGTACGCCACCAGCATATACATCATTAATGCCTATTGATTTCTCAGCCTTTGTAACTGCACTTTCAATATCGCTTGCTAAATATTGAGCAAACTTCTGTATTTCATTAATGTGATGTCGAGCGTTGCCTACATCACCTGAATCTATAGCCTTGTGAAAGGATTCTACTTCGGCCCCAAGTTTGCGAGCCATGGGGTCCATCTTCGATAATTCGGTCATATCAATCACTCCAAAGGGCTCCCATGTTTCAATGTTCTTATGCCCCACGAGGTCGCCTTGCGTCCATCAGTGCCTTAGAATTTCGTTGCGCTGGTCCGGGTTGCGGTCCCCTTTGTTGAACACTTGAAACTGGCGAACCACTCACACCACTGCGGCTTTGTGGAGAAGCAGGTCCACGATTACGCAATCCTGCTCCTTCTCCTCCGGGCTGGGCACCGGGCATTGTCATGCTGCCATGTGGCATACCACCCTGCATTGGCATACCACCTTGCATTGGCATACCACCTTGCATTGGCATACCGTGTTGCATTGGCATACCACCCTGCATTGGCATACCACCACCCTGCATTGGCATACCACCGCCCATACCGGGCTGTTGTCCTTCTTCTGGACTAGTGTAAACAAATCTCAAATCTTCTTCACCTTCTGATTTGAGTTCAGGTTTGAAACCAAGCATCATCATTCGCTGAGCGATGTTAACTTCCATCTCATCTCTACGCAGACGTGTAATTTCATCTTCTTCTTCACTTGGATATAGAGCAAGTTTCCAATCTATAACACCCATCTCAGCGAGTATTTTAGGAAACAGAGTATCTGTGTACACCTTTTGCCCAAATTCAACTGCTCGATTTGTGACCACCATTTGCATGCCCTCATTATTCAAACCACCAGATTTACCAGTGTCCATCATGAAAACATTGGACACACCATAGAAAGCAGCCATGCGCATACGAATTTCATCTCGCACTGCAATATACTGCATCTCCTCTAATGTATCCATAAATTTGACCCAATTGACCCCACCTCTTCCACTGGAAGACTCAATACCCACCTTAGGAACATAATGGGGGTCTCTCTCCATCTTTTCATCTACTGCTTTCCAGAAGGATTTCATAGATTCCAAATTGTCAGTTGTAACACTGATAATGCCTTTTGGAGTGCGTCGCTTCTGATAAGCAGTGTAAATGTAATTATCCATAGCAGTCAATGTCATTGCTTGACGCCATAGGGTGTTTACAGGAGCCTTACCATACAATTTACTTGGATTGTATTTGCTAACATGAAGCACCTCTCCTTTGATGAAATATTGTGTTTTTCCACTACCCGCAGTGTTGACAAAGTGTACATCAAACATCTCATCCTCATCATAATCACTTGCTCCGGGGTAGATGGGTTTCACACGGTCTTTAAGACGAATTCGATATTTGCCCCCTCTTACACCTCTTTTATCTGCCACAATGCGCATGAAGATAGGGTCACCACGAACTACCTCTTTGACACGAGACATAATTGGTTGACCCTTTTCATCCAAATAATACTCCTTCACCAGAATCAAAAATGCATCATCGACCACATCAAGGTCATATTCAACTTCTCTGAGAACATCAAGAAAAGATTGTCCCATTGAGTTGTCTTGTTGTAATAACCATTGAGGATAATTCAATTGTTCATGGTCAGGAGCAACAACTCCACCTCCACACTTATTGCACGCTTCTAAATCATGTTGAAACTCTTCATGGCATTGGTCACATTTTTTGACAAATTTTGGTAGCCAATAATAACCACGACGAAACATTTCTTGATTAATAGTAGTAAGAACTGTGCGCAAAATCAAATTCTCACTGGCCACCGCATACAAAGCAGGGATGGTAATCCCCTGTGCTAAAACTGGCTCTTGTATGCCAGTTGTCCACAAAGGCATGATGGGTTCAGGAGTAGATTTACGCCGAAAGGGGCGAGTAAGGGCTGATATAACCCGTCTGACTGGTCCTTGCCTATCGCTCATAGTTCATCCCGCCACTTCGCTACTGTATCAATGTTGACACCCCAATCAGTCAACATTTTCTGACTTTTTGACTCGTTATCTGACCAATTCTCATACTGAACCAATCGCTTGAGATTTTGTTTTCTCAAAGGGTCACTTTCATCAATGAAAGCAAGCACTGCCTTGGCTTGCATACCCTTTAGACGCAAATGGGGCTGTATGCCTACCAATAGTTTACGCATGTCATCTTTAGAGTAAAATTGTAGACGATGTTGACTCCTTTGACCATCTTTGTACACTTTCTGGTCAAGTTGTAGAACACCACATCCCAATGTTTTGTGTAACGCTTCACAATGTGCCCTACCCCGGTCACCCGTGGCTATGAACCCCGCTCTGGGCTCTCCTCTACCAGTAATTGAAATATAACCATCAGCATCAAGAAAACCAGCGGCATATGGCCAAGCCTCATCTTCTTTGAGAACTAATTCCCCCTTCTCTTTGAGAATATACTGGCCCTTACGGGCCCCTTTCATGACACCATATTCATCCCCATACATTTTGAACAATAAGCCCAATCGCCGTGTTGTCAACATTCGTTTGAGATTACCAGATGACTTATCCAATATATTATCCAAAATAGTCGCAGCGTCCATTGCTCCCTTATCTCTTAATTCATCCATAGCAAGGGACATACATTCTTGTTCACTTTTATTCAACATATCACGAGGATTGAGAGCGCTTGTCCACGATTTCTTAGCACTTGTGCGCTCATCCATGGCCCATACCCATTTCTTTTGTTCGTCTTCACCCCAACCCCCTTCATGTTCTTCTAAGGTCTTGAGTAATGAGTCTGCCCGCTCCCAACGCCCACAAGCCCTCAATAGCACATCTTTACGCTCTATGCCCCGCAATCTCAAATTCTTTAACATCTTATCACTCAATCCCATATTGCGTATTGTGATTTGATGTTCTAATGCCCACCCTAATGATTTGAGAGTGGCCTCTACTTCCTCTTTTTTCAATTTACGAACACTACGTATCACAATATCAATATCTTCTTTCATGTCTTTGTGTTGTCTACGAGCCTTACGAAGAGACCTCACAACTTCATTGGCTGAACGCCCCATATGTAATTCAAACCATCCCTCACCTTCATGACCAAATGGTATGGGGGTTTCATAATCCCCAACACCTAACATTTCTTTGACTGATTTTGCCACCACATCAGGATATTTTGCATAAAGTGGATGTCTAAGTAACTCCCCACACACTTCTGTCATCTCTTTGGAAATTGATTCAAAACGAGGAACATCCTCCATCTCATTCAATAAAGAAGATGCCCACACCACATCAAACACCAAACCAAGACGGCTTTTTGGGATTACCCATGACCCAATCATCGAAACCCGGTAAATAATCATCTAACATCACAATACTGCCCTTGAACTCTTTTGTAGCCCAATTTGCTAACGCTAAGCCCATAGCAAGGTCATCGTGAGTACCCACACTCTCAAGTCGACCCCATTTTGTCATTCCAAAACGATTGAGTTCGGTTTCTAACTTGTGCGTGAATCTCTTACTCTCTTCATCTCCATATGGAGTACGAATTTTACCTTGCTCAAACGCAAGAAGGAGGCTCATAAACAAACTCTC